CCCTGTAAGTTTCTCTTCTCCATACATTTGTTTGTATTTGTTTGTATACTTAGAAGTTTTGGTCTTTGCAGTTGCATCGCCAGGAGCAGGCCCTTTCTTCTTTTTGTCAAAGTGTCTTGCTCTTGCAGCCTTGGTAGACTTTGACATATCTCCTGCATAATACTTAGCAGGTTGTGTTCCCTCACGATCCTTGATATCCTTGTCTTGTGCAACCTCATCTACAGGAACACAATTTGGCACCATCTTTCCATTCTTTTTCTTCATTCCTACTTGAACATATCCGTCCCAGCAAGAATCTTCTTCATGAATAACTTCTTCAAAAGATAAAACTTTTCTTCCAAATGTATCTAATTTTAAATTTTTAATATTTTTGAAATGGTTTAATATTTTCTTTTTTATATCTGACAGTTGCATCAAACGAGTTCCCAGGCCATTCAAATAATTTTGAACATCAAACTTTGAGGGTTTGGTTACTCCTAATTGAAAAAATTCTTTAAAGGTTTTCATTTTCCTAATTCTTTTTAGTAAGAAATACTTCTCTTTGCAGGTTTAGTGGGTTTAGGTTTACCTAGTTCCTTTGCAGCAACTTGTCGTGTGTATACTTCTAACTCTATAGGTGCATCCCACATTTTTACTTTCCACCCTTCAGACTCCGCAAACTCTATCAATTCTTGTTGTTCTGGCAACAAAGAATTCTCGCCTCTTAGTAGTTTTAGTTTAAAAAAGTGTGCAGTCTTAACCTTAATGTTATTAACTATTTGTTCATCCCATGAATAATCAGTTGACCTTTTCTTTGCATAACTCAACATAGCGTCACTAAAGGTATCAATATTTTTCTTAATGACTTTTTCCATCCCATCTATATAATCTTTTATTATCAGTCTCATGGTCTTACCATCAACTTTTCTCTTAGCCATTGACCATAGTTGCCATATTGTTGCATTGTCTTGAAACTCTCCTCTTTTGAGATATTTCTCAACTAAAGGGTCAAACATCTTTTGAAGGTCTGTTTCTACTTTAGTAAATTTTGTATATCTTGAAGTTTCTTTAAGGTCACTTATAGATGTCCACCTTCTACCAACTTTATCTAAATGACTCATTACATCACCTTTAGCAGATAAAAGAACATCTGCATCCATCTCTAATACTGCATGAACACCACCTTGAGTTGCAACACCAACATCCATATAACGTGACATCATTGAGAAAAATGCAGATATTTGTTTTTTCTGTCCTTCCATTCTTGATATTGATTTAATACCCTTTCCATCCGTTGTATGAAATACTGTTGCTCTAAGTGTGTCTGGCCAGATTCTTTTATACATGGATGAGGATATTGGAATCATCAACTGATCATAGTATCCTATTCTTGGAAGGAACAACAAATCAGATAGACTTGTTCCTCTTTCTAATCTTTCTTTTAGATATGTCTTGAACGTTTTCATTAGTTCATGATCTCCGTTTTCTTTTTTGGTTTCTTCCCTATGTTCTTATTATTTTTTCTGATCATCTTTTCTTCTTCTTCAAAATGATATATTTCTTTAGGTTCCGGCCATCCCGATAACCATGCGGTAAATCTATTCCATATTTTTTTCATTAGTTATCTACCTTTGCTCCAGCTCTCCATTGGTAACAACTCCAATATCTTGCTTTCCATTTTGGGCCGGGGTCTGCACAATTATGTCTTGCACGAAAACTCTTTCTCCTTGCAGGATCATCTCGTTTTATTTCCATGTTTGGATCACCGAAACCGACTTTGACTACATTGCCCTTTTCATTCTTTGCATACACGTAGAACTTTTTCTTTCCATCACTAGCTCGTGTAGGGTCATTCAATTTAACTTTCTTTCCTTGATACTCCGATTCTTCTATCATATGATCAAAACAATCATCACAACACTTCTCTGTAAATTCCTTAAAAGTCTTCATAACTTTATCCTCGAAACTGTTCTGTAAATATAATCTGCTATATCTCCTGTATCTTGATATAATTCAAATGAAAAACCATCTATATCATCGTCATCTTCCCAATCTGGGCCGAACTCTGGGCCGATATGGACTTTCTTTATCTTGAAATTATTAACAACCAATTCATCCCACATTGGTTTATCCCCACTATCTGGATCTGGTTCTTGAATTCTTTTCTTCGTATAATCTGTGAGTAACGATCCTAATACTTTGGAATGTTTCTTCATAGTCTTTTCCATACCATCGATATAATCTTTGATGATTAATGACTTTTCTTTTCCACCAGTTGACTTACCAAGATAATTCCAAGCCTTATTGATATTTGGTAATGGTGTAATATCACTATGTTTTGTAACAATATCTACCAACATACCCGATATATCTTTTTCCATTCCCTTGAGTTTTGCACCACCTCCCAAGCCCGGATCTGGATCAGTAGGTGTATTCATAAGCGAACTTAATGTCACCCATCTTCTGCCTGTCTTGTCTGGTTGACTTGAAATATCATCTTGTGATGCAACAAGAATATCTGCATCCATCTCTACAACATATCCACCTTCTGACTTAATTCCAGTTTCAATAACAATAGGTTCAATGTTAAAGAATGCAGAAACCGATCTTTTCCCCCCTTGCATTTTTTTCAATTTTCCAAGACCATTATAATCAGTTAAATGAAATACTGTTGTACGAACTGGTTTTGGCCATATCCTTCTCATTATTGCAGGAGACAATGGAATCTTTATATCTTTTATTCCTGCTCTTGGTAGATCAAACAACATTGTAGATAGACTCTCAGTCCATGCTGGTTTTCCTGCTATCTTAAAGGGATTTACTCCTATTTCTGCAATGTATTGTTTAAATCGTAACATTTTTCCTAAATATTTTTGGCATGAAAGACTGTCAGGGGGTTGACCTTTGGGAAGTTAGCTCCCGCCCACATATTCTTCATCAACACTTTCTATAAATTGTTTGATATATCCTTGCAATTCTACTGCTTCTTCGTTGTTATCAATTTCATTAATTCTGCCTTTAATTGCAATAATATCATCTACCAGCCTTGTACATTCAGTATAAGTAAATCCATAATATCGTTGGATATCTGTATGACATATAAAAATTTCATCTCCTTTGTCATATACCTTAGTGGAATTCCAATAGGTATAAAACTTAGAAGTCAACCATCGTGAATAGCTCATTTTTTCCAAATTATTTTTTTTTCATTCTTTTAATTTGCCACTTCTCTTTAAACATTTCTACTTTATCATAAACCTTGAGATGTTCTAACATAGAACTAACTGGCATTATGTCTTCTTTAAGTTTATGAGAAAGGGTCATAAGATCGCATGGGGTTTTTTTAAGTGTTGCGAGAATCCTGTCTTCAAACGAAGAATACTCGTTAAATTTTTTCATGTTACTTGTCCTCTAATTGATAATTAAATGCCATGACTCCTTTTGGTTGTCCCTTGCTTGGAGCCATCTTTCTAAGATATACATGAATCATCATAGACCCTGTTGGAGTAGGAAATTTAAATGCTGGTTTGTTGGGTTTCATTCTCATTTTAATATCATCAGTTGCATTAACTGGAAATTTTGCGAATTTTCGTCTTATGATTTCATCATGAACGATTTTGTCAAGTTTTTTGTCTAAACGATATTCTTTAAATGTCTTCATTTTTTTTCTTCTTTGCTTACTGGCCAATTGGTACAATATGGATGTTCTGGTACGTGTTTCTCTTTAAATTTAATTAGAGATGGCATCGCAGGCTCCTCATCTTCTAGATCTTCCCACTCATCCCCTATTATATCAATGTTGTGATCGAATGCAGATGGTGTAAATATAATTTCCTTCTTTGTTCTTAAAGGGGGAACAGACTTCTTCAAAACAATACTTCGATAAAGAGAGTGATTTGAAAATTTGATACTGCGAATGCCATTCTATTTTTTCTGGTTTTGGTGAACTAATGTCAACTGACATCATTACTTTTTCTTTTTACCTTTTTTAATTAACCCTTTTGCTTTATTCTTTGCTTTCTGGGCCTTTTTTTCCACTTCCTCTTTCACATCTTTTGCAACAGTTTCCGCAAGTTCTCTCGATTCTTTTGCTTCTTGTGCTGCACTTTTAGTGATGTTTTTTATATGATGTTTAATCTTACTAAAGATTCCCATGATTATAACCTTTCTATGTATTAGATTGTTTACTTTAAATGTTTGTGTTATTCTTTATCAGTTTTATACAAATGTCTGGGCATTCCTCTAACCAACTTCTTACTGTACTCTTTATGTCTCTTCCATCTTTCTATCATTCTATCTTCTACTACCACAACTTTCTCCTTTTTAGCTATTATCTTGTTTACTTTGATAATCTTTAATTGCTGCCTTGATCGCATCTTCCGCAAGAACTGAACAATGAATTTTAACTGGTGGTAAAGATAGTTCTTTCACTATCTCTGTGTTTTGAATCATACTTGCTTCATCTACTGTTTTCCCTTTAACCCATTCGGTTGCGAGACTTGAAGAAGCAATTGCACTCCCACACCCAAATGTCTTAAACTTCGCATCAATGATTTTATGATCGCTATCAACTTTTATTTGTAGTTTCATTACATCTCCACATTCTGGAGCACCCACAAGACCAGTACCGACAGAACTATCCCTATTATCCAAACTACCAACATTGTGCGGTTGCTCATAATGTTTTAAAACCTCTTCTGAATATGCCATTAGTTTTCATCCCATTGTAACAGTTCATGAACTCCCTGTTCTTCTAGAAGTAAACGATTTTTCCAATGCTCGCCTTTAACATCATCTTTGTTCTGGCCAGTGTAACCAACTGCGT